TTCGCTTTCGTCCCAAATCACATTGCTGACTCGTTCTTTGCCTCTGTTTATCCTACTATCACTTCTGGTAAATCAACAAAAGTCATAATTATTTCCACGCCGTATGGCATGAACCACTTCTATAAGTTATGGCAAGATGCTGTAAGTGGGAGAAATGGATATACTTATCACGAAGTACACTGGTCCCAGGTTCCTGGTAGGGATGCTGACTGGAAAGAACAAACAATTAAGAACACCTCCCAACGTCAGTTCACACAAGAATTTGAATGTGAATTTCTGGGATCTGTTGACACACTAATTTCTGCCTCTAAACTCAAGACATTAGTATTTGAAGAACCAATCACTAGAAGTAAAGGATTAGATGTATACGAGAATCCAAAAGAAAAGAACGAATACTTAATGACAGTTGACGTTAGTCGTGGCATCGGTGGCGACTACTCTGCTTTTATTGTGTATGACATTACTACTGTTCCATATCGTATAGTAGCAAAATATAGGAACAATGAAATTAAACCCATGCTGTTTCCTAGCGTGATCAATGATGTTGCTAGAGGATATAACAATGCTTGGGCAATGATTGAAGTTAATGATATTGGAGATCAAGTAGCATCTATTTTAAACTTCGACCTTGAGTATCCTAACGTTCTTATGTGTGCTATGAGAGGACGTGCTGGACAAATTGTTGGTCAAGGATTCTCTGGATCTAAAACACAACTAGGTGTCAAGATGAGTGTCACCGTGAAGAAGGTTGGTTGTGCTAACCTCAAGCAGATCATCGAGGATGACAAACTTATCTTCAATGACTACGACATTATTAATGAACTGACTACATTTATTCAGAAGAAACAATCGTTTGAAGCAGACGATGGATTTCATGATGACCTTGTAATGTGTATGGTTATCTTTGCCTGGTTAGTACAGCAAGAATATTTCAAAGAGATGACTGATAATGATATTCGTCAACGTATCTACGACGAACAAAAAAATCAAATTGAACAAGACATGGCACCGTTTGGTTTCATTACCAGTGGACTGGAAGGTGATGAAGGATTTGTACAAGATGGTACTGTGTGGTATGGAGATACTCAGGAAGAAGTTGGATACATGTGGAATCATTACTAATGGAATTTGACGATCAGTTTTCTCTAGACCATTTGATCTTTAAGGAGAGGACTTGCCGTGCCTGTGGAAAAACTAAAAGTTTGATGGATGATTTCTACCTGACTAGAAAAAATAGGGCAACAGTAGAGTCAGCATATTCATACGAATGTAAAGACTGTACTATTAAAAGAGTAATGGAATCCAGGAAAATAAAAGATACAACTTCATTATGGCATTATCCTGATTGGTAGTGTTCGTGTTTAGTTTCCCCACTCAAGGAGTCCAAAATCATAAATATTTTTAGATTAAATTTGGATACCCTACAGGAGAAAAACACATGGCAAGTCTTATCTCGCCTGGTATTGTAATTAAGGAACGCGATCTAACTACTGCTGTTGTGACAAATAGCCAGTCTATTACTGGTGCTTTTGCCTCAACATTTGCTAGAGGTCCCGTTGGACAAATTACAACTATCAGCAGCCAAAGCGAATTGCTCGAAATTTTCGGTAAACCTAGTACTTCTAATGCCGAAGATTGGTTTGTTGCTTCAGAATTCCTGAACTATGGTGGTAGACTCGCCGTTGTTCGTGCTGAAACCGGAACCAACTCAGCTAACTCTGGCAGCAATGCTAGCTTGAATGTCAAAAATTCTTCTGATTGGGAAGGCGGTCTTGGAAGTGGAGAAACATTCGTTGCCAAGACTCCTGGTACATGGGGCAACGCTCTAAGAGTTATTGTTGCTGACCGTGGTGCCGACCAAGTTATCACTTTAGCATCTGTTCCTACTTCTGCTCCTGTTGCTGGTGCCGCTGTAACTTTCAACCTTTCTGGTGGCGGAACTGCTACTGCTGAGGTTCTTACTTACTCCGCTGGAGATTATGTTCTTACAGTTATCCTAGACGATCCAACTGTTCTTATCTCGACTGCTGACGAACTAGAAGATGGCGGTACTGATGTAGCAATCTCTTCTGTTGCTGATTGGTGGTCAAACACTTCAGTTGGTGGTGTTGCTCTTTCAGCAATCGGTCCTCGTCCAGGTACTTCACAGTATGCTGCTGATAATAGCATCAAATATGATGAAGTTCACGTTGCTGTTGTAGATAGCACTGGCGCTATTTCCGGCACTGCTGGTACTGTTATCGAGCGTCTAACTTATCTCTCGAAACTATCTGATGGTAGAGGTACAGAGAACCAAGCAACTTACTATAAGACTGCTATCAACACAAGTTCCGAGTATATCTTTACTGGAACCACAATCGTTGGTGCTTATGCTCCTTCTTCTGCCGATGCTGGTGATGCCTGGGGTCAAGCATCAACAGACTCTGGTGTAGATAAGTTCACTCTTGCTACTGCTACATCCACTGATTTAGCATCTGGTGCTGATGATTATGCCTACACCGCTGGCGAAATTGACACTGCTTACGAAGTCTTTAGCGAAACCGAAGAAACTTCTGTAGACTTTGTTCTAATGGGTGGATCTATGACATCAGAAACCGACACTAAATTGAAAGCCGGTTCTGTAATGGCAATCGCTCAAAACAGAAAAGATTGTATTGCTTTCATCTCCCCTCATAAAGGCAATCAAGTTGGTTCATCTGGTGCTTTAACAAGATCACTTCAGAAAACTAACACTATCAATTTCTTCAACACACTAGCATCTACTTCCTACGCTGTATTTGATAGTGGTTACAAGTACATGTATGACCGTTTCAACGATTTATATCGTTGGGTTCCTTGTAACGGAGACGTTGCTGGTCTGTGTGTTTCTACTTCCGCTACTCTAGAAGATTGGTTCTCTCCTGCTGGAACTAATCGTGGTGGTTTAAGAAATGCTGTTAAGTTGGCATTCAACCCAACACAATCTGATAGAGATGAACTTTATCAGTCGAGAATCAACCCAATCGTTTCTCTTACTGGTACTGGTACAGTACTATTTGGAGATAAGACTGCTCTTGCTTCACCTTCTGCCTTCGACAGAATTAACGTTCGCCGTTTGTTCCTTGCTGTACAGAAGAGAGCAGAAGGTCTTGCTAAAGGAGTTCTCTTTGAGCAAAACGATGCTACAACTAGAGTTGGATTTGCCTCTGCTTTGAATTCATTCATGGCAGAAATTCAGGCAAGAAGAGGAGTTACCGACTTCCTCGTAGTTTGTGATGGATCGAATAACACCGCTTCTGTGGTTGACCGTAACGAATTTGTTGCTGAGATTTATATCAAACCAACTCGTTCGATCAACTACGTCACTGTTACCCTAACGGCAACCAAGTCTGGTGTATCCTTCAGTGAAGTTATCGGTGGTTAATAATTAATTTACTTCACAAACTATTAAGAGGAAAAAACAATGGCAACACGTATTAACAACTTTATTCAGAATATTGGGCAAGGCGTCAAGCCCAATATGTTCTCCATTGATATTCAATGGCCTAATGGCGGACTTGTCGGTGGAGTTCCCACCGATTCTACAGAGAAAGATTTGATCAATGTTCTTTGTAAGTCTGCTGCTCTACCTGCTTCTAACCTCGGCGTTATCGAAGTTCCTTTCCGTGGCAGAACTGTCAAGATCGCTGGTGACCGTACCTTCGATACTTGGACTGCTACCTTCTTCAATGATAAGGACTTCAAGATCCGTGCTTACTTTGAAGCATGGTTGGAATCCATGAATACTCATGAGGGTAACTACTCCCCCAACTTCATTCCAACCAAAGAAGCCGATGGTTACATGGCTGAAGTTAAGGTCAAGCAACTTGAGAAGCATGGTGCTGAAGGTGGTCAAGTTCTTAGAGAATATAATCTAAGACACGCCTTCCCAACTAACGTTTCTCAGATTGATCTTGCTTATGACAGTAATGATCAAATTGAAGAGTTTAGCGTCGAGTTCCAGTATTCTTACTGGACTGTTTCTGCCCCAACAGCCAGCAACCTAGAAGCTGGTTCTTCAGGTAGAGAGGGAACCTCGAAAGTCGTCGAACTTTGATCTAATAAATAGATCTATAGGAACATAGATCTACTGAAATGAGTCAACTGTTTGGTTTTATCATTAATAAAGGGCAAGAGGATAGGGGACAATCTCCTATCCCACCCAACCAAAATGACTCCGTGGCTGTTGCTGCCGGGGGTCATTTTGGCACATATGTGGA